ACCCAGGCAGGGATCGCGCAAACGGGCCATCCTCGATGTTGCCTGGGTTGTTGTTGCGCATGTTGCGGGGAGCGCCCACACCGCCCGTACCGCCGCCAGTCGAACCAGGGATGCGAACCAAATCCTTCTGCGGGTCAACCTCCTTGTACTGTTCAGGCGTGGGCGCCCGATACTGATACATCGGCAACCCCGTCCGCTTGTCGGCGGCCGTGTAAGAGCCATCACTACCTTTGATGAACTCGACCTCTCGGGCCACTGCCCCCGTGAAGGTGTCCAGCGAGGCGTCGCTTAGGTCATCCTCGGTCAACTGACTGAACATGGACGTGTCCAGCCCAACCTTCTGGAAGATTGGAGAAATGGCGTCGAGCTGCTGCTTTCGCTGGCCGGCCGGCACCGTCTTCAGACCCTGCGCGACCTGCGACAGAAGCGATGCGCGCTCCTTGATGAGTTCGTCCTGTCGCTTCGTATCAGCCGCCTGCCTGGCCGCCGCGCGATCCTCGTCAGCAGCCGCTAGGTTTCGGTCATACGCCTCGACGCCCGATCCTTCAGGCAGCATGCCGGCGCCATAGTATTCCGCCGCCGCAGCCTTGCGGTCGCCGCGCGTCATGGCCTGGCCGGCGCGATAGTTGGCGCGGTCGCGCATGAAGCGGTCGGCCCCGTCCAGCACCGAGCTTTCGGCCTGCTGATAGGCGGTGAGCGCGGACAGGCCCTGAGAAGACCGGCGGGGGCTGAGGGCGCTTTCAGCGATAGGGGCGATGAGGCTGACCATCAGAAGTTCACCTGCGGAATGGTCTTCAGGGCGCCAGGATTGAAGATCGTGGAATAGCCCGGCGTCTCGATAGCGGCCGTGACCGGCGTATAGGTCTGGTATGGCTGAAGCGCGCTGCCGCCATAGCGGCTAAGGACGCTCTGCCCAAAGCCCGTCGCCGCTCCGGCAAGAGCCGAGTTTGCCGACGCCTGCTGTCCATAGAGCCCAGCCAGGGCCGAAGCGTTGTTCTGGGCCACATTGCCGCTGTTGTTGGCGTAGTTGGCGCCGGCGTTCTGCGTCGCCGTCAGGGCCGATTGCCCCGCGCCCGCCAGCCGGAACAGGTCATTGGTCGCGGTGTCCTGGCGATTGGTCGCGTAGTCACGCTGGTTTTGCCAGAGACCGGTCCCGTAGTTCCGGTCGAGATTGTACTGCTGGAGCGCCGACTGATAGAGCGTGTTCTGGCGGTTGAACCACTGGTTCTTGTCCAGGGCCGCAAGGCCCGAGGCTTCCTTCAAAAGCTCCCGCGCAGCGCCGCCCGACCGCAAGACGCCGCGAGCCCCAAAGCTGTTGTTCAGGGCCTTCAGCGCCTTGTCACGGAGGAACTGATAGTCCTCGGTTTCCTCATAGTCCCCGAAATAGGCGTCAGAGCTGGGCGCGGGACCAAACTCCGGCGCCGTCGCGCTCATCGCCTCGGACCACTGCGACTGTGTGGCGCTGGGGGCCTGCTCGGGTAGTTTCGGATAGGCGCGCTGCTCGCCCGCCGCAATGGCGTTCGGCAGTTGCACCTGGCCCACCCAATCCTCGCCGGTCTTCCACTGACCGTTCGGGCCGATCTCGCCCGTCGCCTGAAGCTCCTGCACGCGCGCGGCCACGTCGGGGTTCTGCTGGATGTAGGCAGCTACATCATAGCCGCCGCTCGCGCCGGTCGAAGCGCTGGCAGGCGATAGGCCGTACTGTCGCGCCAGGGCGTCCAGCGCCGCATATCCGGTCTGGAGATAGGGTTGCTGGTCGGCGCGCGTCTGATCGTACTGCTGCTGTTGCAGCGCGAGCTGCTGCTGCGTCGCGGCGGTCTGCGCGTCGATGGCCTTGTTCGTGGCCTTCTTCGACTTGCTGGCGGCGTAGGCGGTGCCGACCGCGCCGATGGCTGCTGCTGCGACTACAGGCATTGATGCGCCCTCCTGCGGGCTGGCGAGCCTTCCCAGGCCGCGCGTGTCAGAAACCAGGTGCGGAACCGCTTGCCGTAGGGCGTCGGTTCGAAATCGCCACAGGGGGCAAAGCGGAATGATCTGGGCGGTTGAGACCGTGCATTGCCCTCAACCTCGCTGGTCAGCACCATCGCCGCGCCGCCCTCGAAGACGTGGTCGAAAGCAGCCTTGGCCGCCCCATGAACCTCACGCCCCCACCCTTCCGGCGTGAACAGCGTGTGCAACTCAAGCGCCCGTCCCAATGGGTCGAGCCGGATGAACAGGAACCCGCCATGCTCGGCCGCCAGCGGCGTCACCAGCGGATGGAGGGCCATGGCTCCCACATCGATCTCATGGCCGAGGCTGACGTGTGGAGCGACCTGCGGATGGCTGGCGATGCTCCGCCAGAACCCCGGATCGCGCTCGACCCTCACCGATCCAGCCATAGCCCGAAGTACCGGGTCGCCCGCCCCTCGCCGTCCATGATCGCATCGGTCGGCGGCGCGCGTCCGAAAGCGGTGCGGCAAAGCCCCTGAAAAGCGACGGTCGGGCTTCCATCCGGGCCAGCGATGACCAAGGCCGCCGGAATAGCCCTCCTGGCGCCACGACGACGCCATTCACCATGCAGAAGTGGCTTGGCGACAAAACCTCCGGCGCTCACCTCACCGACCAGTTCGTCAGGACGCATTGTAGCGCGCCCCCGACCAACGCCGGCCTACGGGCTCACTGGAGCGGAAGCGCACCAGTAGGCCATATGGCGCTGACGCTAGGCCCATGCCGCCTTTCCAGCGCAGCCGCCCGGCGTACTTGCCGGTCATCCCCATGGACGTCCACTTCCAGTTCGACAAGGTCTTGCCGCCATCTTTGGAATAGGCCATCGCCATGATCGGGTTCGACCCTTGGCCGGTGCGCGGAGCATCGCCCGCCAACCCCGAAAGCTCGATGTTCGAGATCGGTACGCTGCCCTCATTCACCTCCAGATAGGCGCTGAACTCACATTCGATGGGCTCGCCAGCGTCCGTCTTGGCAAGCGGATCGATCTGCCAGACGGCGCTCGAGCCCTGGTCGGCGTCCAGCGTCAGCACCTGACCGGCATATTCACAGCCAAGATGCCCGCTGAAGTGATCTAAGCCCAGACTATCCCAGGTCGCCCAGCTCTTCGTGCCAGCCTCGAACACCCAGGTCGCAAACCCCAGCGACAGGATGTAGTAGATGCGATTATCGACCCCGAAACCCCAAGCCCGAAGGTCCTCGCTCCTGGCCTTGCGGATTTCCCCGACGATCCCGGCGCTGGCGATCTGCATCGGCTCGCCGCCGTTGGTCATCTGCACGCCGTTCCGGTCATCGACCCAAAAGAGCAGGTCGCCCACCGCGAAAATGGTGTCGCGCGCCCGGCATCCCTTGTCGAAGGCGAGCCCGCCATAGGGCGCAATAGCCGGGTCTTCGCCGGTCAGCGCAAAAACTTCCGTCGTGGTGTCGCCCAGCATCCAGATTTGATCGCGCAGAGCATCGAGCCCGATCAGCTTGTCCGGCTGATATTCCGCCGAGGCGAAATCCAGCGGGTTCCACGTCGTCTCGCCGGGGATCTGATAGTACGCCTTGTCGGTGCCGGCCTCGATGCCGATCCAGAACCCACGATGGAACAGGATATCCTGAGCGCCCGCGCCGCCAGGCTCGGGGAAGGCTTCGAGCGTCACCGCCCCGGCCGTTGCGATGTAGAGCGCATCTCCTGTTGCGATCCGCGCCACGTCGTTGTCGTCGGCGTCCCGGCCGATGTCGATCTTGACCCGATCCCGGCCCGGAATGGAGCCAGCAAACACTGTCTGAACGCCGTTTGTCGCTACGCGATAGAGCGTCTTATCCGCCAGGATCAGCGCATCGTTACCAAACAAGCCGGCCTTGCGAGCGCAACCACGTAGAGGCTGGCCCGGCATGGTCAGGAAGTTGACCATTCCTGGCCGGGCCAGCACAGCCAGCGGCGTCTCCTGCTGCGTCGGAGCTGGGTCCACGGTGCAATTACGCAGCGCCATCTCGGGAAAGCGCCCGATCTCGCGCTTCTCGGCGCCATAGACGAGGGGTAGAAGCGGCATCTATCGCGCCCACTGCATGGTGACGGACGACGGGCGGTCCATGTCGCGCATGCGCTCGTACAGCGCATCGGCGCGTTGCTGGACACGGGCCACGATATTAGGGTTGGCCGTGGTGACGCCCAGCGGCTCACATAACCGAGCGGCCAGCCCGTAGATCACGCACTCCAACCACTCCTGGGGGACGTCGAGCGTCTGGGTCAGGTCGCTCACGTCCTCAATGACGCGCGCGGCGGTGTAGAGGACGTCCCTGGAAATCGTTGGGACGGGCCAGACGATCAGCTCTGCAACGTCACGCTGCCGACGCAGACAGTAGATTGTCGGATCGCCCGCAGCGGCCTTGTTTGGAAGCTTGGAATAGTCGCCCCATTCCCAACGGTTCATCACCCGCTCGTTCGTCGGCGCGAGCGAAATGCGCGCCTCCATGACATCGATCACGCGGGGATCGAGATCGACGCGCGCGACACCGACGCCGAAGGTCACTGTATCCTCCTGCTCCCGCCACAGGTTGCAGCCATCGGCCTGCCAGGACTTCAGCATCAGGTTCAGGTGCAGGCGGCAGGTTTCGGCCGCAGCCGCCTCCAGGGCCTCGTCAGGGTCGCGATAGCCGTTGACCAGCGTCGCCTGCTCGGCGACCTGCTGGGCGGTCAGGGAGAAGCCGATTTCGCCAGAAGTCGTCATCAGAGGTCTCCCGGCGTGACGGGTGCGTCATCTTCGATGAAGGTGTCCGGCGGCTCGGGCCGTGCGCCGGGTAGCGGCAGACCTTCCGGAACGATGCGCGGAGGGTCCAGCTCGGGCGGTCGCGGGTCGTAGCACTCGTCGCAGACCCGCAGGTTCGTCCACTCGGTTCGCAGCGCCTTCAGGCGCCGCTGCATTCCGCAGCGGTCGCAGATCGCCCAGGGCTGGCCATTTTCGTAAGTCATGGTTCGGGGGAGGGCCGAAACCCTCCCCCAGCCCCCTTAGCCGCCGGCCGAGCCGAAGACCGAGCGCCAGTCGCCGGAGCCGACGCTGAAGCGCATCGTCGCCTTGGCCTTGGCGTTCTCGGTGTCGAAGTCGTTGTCTTTCTCAAGATCGACTTCGCGCCGCCACAGGCTCATCAGGCCCTCGGGGATATCGGTCTGGAAGTAGTAGCTGTCGGCGTCGGAGAGACGCCGCATGGTCACGACTTCCGGGACGACCCCCAGCGCCTTGATGGCGTTGACGTCGTTGTTCGGCGAGCTGACACGCAGTTGGCTCTCCAAAATCCGGGTGACGTTGAACGTCTCGTTCGGATGGATGACCAAGCGCTTGATCGCCGCATCGATGATCAGGCCGCGATTGTTCTTCGCGACCATGATGACCTTCGAGGCGTCCTCGATGGCCGCTTCCGAGATATCGGCAGCGGTCAGGAGGTTGCTCTGAACGCCCGAACGGGTCGGGTGCGAGGCCGAGAACAGCGGCACCCCATCCCCACCGTTCACGGAGAAACCGTTGGTGAGGTAGTTGGCGTGCACGATCTCGGTCGTGGAGCGCATCGAGAAGGCCAGCGCCCGAGAGCGGCGTTCGGACACCTCGCGATAGAGGTTGTCCTCGCGCTCCTCGCGGGTGACCACGTAGCCCAGGCCATAGGCGACGTGGACCAGCGACGACTTGTAGCCCTCGCTGTCGCTGTCATAGGCGATGCCGGAGCCCTCGGTCTTGACGGGCGCAAGGCCGAACCCGGTCGTTTCGACCAGGTCTTCCTTGTACTTGTCCGAGGTCCCCTTCTCGAAGACGCGAGACCACTCGGCCGGCAATTCCTTGTAGGTCTTGCCAAACCAAGCCTTCACGCCCGGCCACAGCGCCGAGGGGTGAGCGGAACGGGTGATGACAGTCATCTGCTATCCCTCCCCTTAAATGCCGGTCGAGCCGGCGGCGCCGGTTTCGGTCGGGGTGTTGATGCGGACGCGGACCTTGGTGTTGGCCCCGACCTCGACATCCGCGCGCTGGGTGATGCTCAGGATGCGCAGTTGCTTGGTCGCCCCGGTCCCCTTGGACGAGGTGTCCAGTTCGAAGCCAGAGCGCTTGGTCGCAGCCGACCCGGAGCCGGCGACGAGATTGGCGTTGAGGCCGATGTCGGCCACCGCCAGCGCGCCGCCGTCGCTGTCGTCCTGAATCTCGAAGACCTGTTCAGGGTCGTCGCAGACCAGCACATAGGCGGCGGTCGAAGCGGCTCGATAGCCGTTCGCTACGATGTTGGCGTCCGGTTTGAAGCCCACCACAACCCCGGTGATGGGGTTGCCGGACCCTGCGGCCGTGCGCGCAATGGACGGGACGCCGAGCGCATCGCCGGAGCCGGCGATGGTCACGGGGTCACCGATGAAAAGGGCGGTGTTGTCCGACGCCGGCACATAGTACTCGGTCGTCTGCACGACGCCGCCTTTGGGCAGAACGGGCGCAAGCCCGAACGCCACGTCAGCGTTTGCCATGATGGTGTTTCCCTAGGGCGTGTAGCCGCCCTCGTGTTGGATGGAATTCCCCTCGGGGACGTAGACCGTGTCCTGCTCAAGGGGTGCTGCGGCCTCGCCCTTCGGCATGGTGCGCATCAGGGCCTGTTCCTGCTGCTTGCGAACGGCGAGCGCCGAGCGCTGGTCTTCCTCGTAGTACTGGAGGAGCTTGCAGCAGAGATGCGCCAGGATGGGCTTGCCTTGGGCGTCGGTGCCGACCGGAACGGGGTCGATGCCCTCGCATTTGTCCCAGTCGTCCAGCTTCGTCTTGTTGTAGAGACGGTTGCCGGTGTCGTTGAGCCAGCGGAAGGTGTGATCGGGATACTTCTCCCGAACATGATCCGGAATGGCCAGCTTCAGTTCATTCATGGCGCTCAGGGCGCCGGTGCGACGGCGGCGTTGCTGGCCGTCCGTGCGGGTTTCGCGGGCCATGCTCAGGCTCCCTCGTTCTCTTGCCAGTAGATGCGGGCGTAGTCGTCCAGGCTGACCCCACGGCGCTTGTGCAGGTCTTCGGCGGCGCGTCTGGCGTCGGCTGGAAGCTCGGCGACCCCCTTGACCTTCGGGGCAGTGCGCGAGGTGCGCGACTGTGGAGCGTTGACCGCCGGCGCGGCCTTGGCCGGCTCGCGGGTTGGGAACAGCTCCGGAAAGCGGCGCTTCACCTCGGCTTCGGCTGCGGCGACCTGCTCGGCCGGCGACTTGCCTTGGGCGTGGAGCTGCGCGGCGACAGATTGCGCAACCGCTGTGGCCGCTCCATCGCGCTCGTACCAGGTGTTCCGCGAGCGGAAGTCCGAAACGGCGTTGTCCTCGACAGGCGGCTCTGCCTGCTCCGGCAGCTTAGCCAGTCGCTGGCTGGCCTCCTGCGCCGTCTCGACGTCGTTTTCCTCGACCGCCTTGGCGAAGGTTCGCTCAAGCTGGTCGCGCTCGCGCTTCAGTTCGCGCTCGAGGATGGCGCCATTGGTGCGCGCCATGCGTCGGGCCTGCTCCGACAGATCGCGGACCTTATCCGAGAGCGAGCGGGTGATGTCCTGCCCGCGCCTGATGTACTCGCGCGGATCACGCCAACGGGAAGGGTCGCCCTTGAATTCCTCAAGCGGCGTCCATCCCAGCTCGCGCGCCAGCGCTTCGATCTCGGGTGAGGTCTGCGTGTCGCCGCCTTGCTCGGCGGCCGGTTGCGAATCCTCGCCCTGTTCTTCAGGCAAGGCATCGCGTTCACGCTCGTCACCGAGCGCGTCTTCAGCCTCTACGGCCATGTTTCCCTCTCTGGGTTTGTTAGCTCTTGCCCCGAGGGGCGCTCTTCGGAATGTGGAAGCCGATGCGGTGGCGCTTAAGCCTGACGCGGATGCGAGCGCCAGGAGCGCCGAAGGTCTTTCCGCCGTCGTCATCGGACAGGCCGTGAAGCGAGCCTTGGCCGAGGATTACGTGGAAATCGTTCCATCCGTCGTCGTTGGCGTGCCTCATCAGCCGTCCACCGGCTCGGTAATGGTCGGTGTGAGGACCGCGATCACATCGCTGTCCTTCAGAAGCCGGTATTCGGCGCCATCATCGCCATCGACAAGGATGCCGCCGTACTTCTTGAAGATCACCGCATCCCCGACCTGGGGCGGCGCGGTCCCCCTCACCCACCCGGAGCGGGGCTTGGCGCCCGGAGCATCGTGATAGGTGAAGGCCAATGGCGAAACGGCGACGAGGCGGCCGCGCACGGCGGCCAGGCCGTCGCGCTCCTGCGTGCTGTCAGCGAGCAGAATGCCGCCCTTCGTGACCGTTTCGACCTCTTCGGGCCGGACGACGACGTTGTACTCGGTCGGCAGGAATCCGGGGTTGCAGTCACTCAGTTGCGGGATTTTGCCCATGCAGCTCGCACAGCCTTTCGTAGCTCGCTTCGCCGATGGCGCGGTACGCATCGGCCCTGGTTCTCAATTCGCAGAGGACGAGCGGATCAGACCGCCCCTGCTCCCATGACATCAGGTCCCATTGGGCCTTCTGCTGGTCCGCGAAGCTGGCCAGCGCCGCCAGGACCCATCGGGTCAACGGGGCCTCCGACCATGCCTCCCATTCCTCCTTCGAGGGCCGCCATGGCAGCGTCATAGGCTTCGTTCTCCTGGGTGAGGCGCTCGGCGTCGGCGACCGACTTCGCGGCGGAAGCCACGTTCTTGCGGGCCTCGCTCTCGGTCTTGGTGATATCCGCCTCGGCCTTGCGCTGCGCCATCGGATCGGGCTGCGGGTTGGCCGGCGGCAACAGGGCGTCGATATCGTCAATGTCCATCGCCTCGAAGGCGCGACGATAGATTTCGAGGTCGTTCAACCCCTTGCCGGTGAACCCCAGGAGCACCTGGGACTTGGCGATCTTCTGCATCCGCGTGACGGCCTGCGGATCGCTGACGGGCCGGATATCCGCTCCGCGCGGATCGAAGTCGGCGGCGAAATCGGCCTCCGGGTCATCGAGATATTCGACGTATTCGGCGTTCGTCTCTTCGTCGGCGTACCGGCCCATGCACTCGAACAGGAGGGTGAATTCCTCCTTCAGCGCCCGGTAGACCCGCTTGTACGTCGCGTTGAAGACTTGGAGGCCCTGCTCGATAAGCGCCAGCACCGTGCCGACCGGCGCGGTCGCCGGCGCATCGCCCGTTACCACATCCTTGATCGACGCAAGTTCGCGCGCCGCGCCCAGCATCAGGTCCAGAACCTGGAACGTGACAGGGGACGGGCCAGGAGAGGTGCGTTCCCAGATCGCGTCCTTGGCCGCGGCGGCGGGACCGCCGACCATCTTGTACTCGCCCGGCTGGAAGGTGAGTTTGGAGGTCTTGCCCGCGCCCTGAAGCCGCAGGCCGCCGAAGATAAACCCGCCACCCGCATTCGCTGCCGTGGCGGCGTCGTTGATCTGGTTGATCGCGGTGTTGATGATGCTCGACATCGGGTCCAGCAGGTGCCCGAAGCCGATGTCGTAAAACTTGCCCTCCGGGTGCGGGATGAAGCTGTACTTCACGAAGTACTTGCCGCGCCGGATGCCGACAACGCGGCCATCGCGCACCTTCACGTCGGTCGCCGCGAAGTTGGACTGGACGCTCAGAACCTCCCGCGAGTGGTGATCAACCGTGACGATGTACGGTTCCTCGACGCCGTCTCCGTCCAAGTCGATGAGGCGGTGCTGCTCAAGCAGCAGCCGGCCCTTCTCGGCGTCATCCCCGATGGGAGGCAGGCTCACGTCCCGATACAGGCCCGAGCGCTGGCGTTCGCGGATCTGATAGGGATAGACCTCCGGAACCTCTTCCGTGATCCGCGGCGTCGTATCGAGCGACTTGGCGTCGATGGGCACGACCAGGCGCAGCGCGTGCACCATGGCCGAACAATGCTTTCGCGCATCGGCGTCCCACCAGACCTTGCGGAAGGCGCACCCGACGATGGGCAGTTGCAACAGCAGCGCGTCGGTGTCGGCCTCCCAATCCTGCATCTGGTAGAAGATGCAGTAGTTCATGAAGCTCTTGACGCGTGCCGCCCGGCGCTGCTTGGCCGCGTAGCGCTGCGATAGCTCCGCGTACTGCGCGACGACCGACTGCGCGGCCTGCACCATCATCGCCTGCTGCGGGTCTTGCGGCTGCTGCTGGGCCATCATGGCGGCCTCGGCAGGCGTTTGGGGCTGCTGCCCCAGCACCTTCATGTAGACCGCCTCGTCACCCTTCACGACGGCGGGGTAGCAGCGGGCGTGGAATTGCAGCGCCGCCATGGTCAGCAGTGGATAGTCGATGTTCGACGCGCTCGGAAATGGGAACGTCTTCTCGACCGGGTCGATCTCCTGGCTCGCCGATTTCAGCGCGGCGCGCACCTTCCGCGCCCACGGCTCCCGAGCGGCCAGGTCGGCGTCGTAGTCATGGACCACGTCCGCGCCGATTGTCGCGATCTGCTGCGGCGTAAGCTGTGACGTCAGATCGCCCTCGGTCTGGGCGAGGGTCATCAGCGTGCGAAGCGACTGATCGCCCGGCTCCAGCGCCGGAGCGTCCATCGCCTCCGGATCGTAGAGGCCGTCGTCGTAAAGCTCTTCGTCCATCAGCGGCGCACCCTGGCTTTGACGATAGCGCCGATCATGCCGCCGCCATGGATGGTGACCTTGAAGTCGGCCAGGGCGAGCAGCGCGCAGGCGTCCTGCGCCTCGGCCGCCCAGGCCGTCGTCGTCTCGAAGATTTCGTTCCCGACCCGGACCCGAATGTTCTCTGCGCCCGCGTGAGCCTGGGGCGCCGCATGATCCTGGCCGGTCATGTAGCAACCGTCCCAGCCCCAGGTGTCGAAGCGGCGATACCCCAGGCGCGCCATGAGCTGCATGGCCATCAGGGTCACAGAGACGGCAGATGGTACGGCGTCAGAAAGCTCGAGGTCTGGATGCTCGACGTTCCAGACGCGCACGTCGCGCCCCTCCAGACGCGTGAACACTGCCGGGTGACACTGAGCCGCCACGAGATAGATCGTGTTCTTCGGCGGGTCGGCCGGCAACAATGCCGCTACACCTTCCTGGGGATCGAAGGCGACCCAATAGGTCGGGCCGACCTCGCCGAAGAGGTTGATCGCGCCGTTCACCGCCAGGGTCTCGCCTGTTAAATCGGCAAGCAGGGCTGACGGGCCATTCGCGATGATCTTGATCGCCTTCGGCTGAGGCGTCGCGCTCGGAAGGCAGCGCACCAGCGCCAACCGAACATGATCGGCCAGAACCTCGCCAGAGAGCGGCGGGACGGCCTGGAAACGCACCGCGCCCGTCAATAGCCCGTCCGCGTGTTGCGGCCGCGCGGCTCTTCCTCGAAGGCGGCCATGGGCTCGGTCGAGGCGTAAGTCATGCCCGTCATGACGAGGTAGCGCAGCGCATCCATCAGGTGATCTCGCTCCTTCACGACCTTGCCCTTCTCGTCCCGGCGATAGAGCCGGATTTCCGAGCGAAAGCTGCTTAGCGACCGAAAGACCTTGAGGCGGCCGGACATCAGCCGCCGGTAGACGGCGAACAGCCCTGCCTCGACCTCGTTGTTGGCTGGGACGAGACTGAGCCCCAGGTTGCCGTATTCGGTGATGAGCGCCCGACCGTCGATCTGCGAACGGCCCCTTGCCGCCGGGTCGATGGCTCCAGCCATCCAATCCCCACGCGCCCGGATCGCGTCGGCGTGGACCTGCGGCGGAGCCTCGGCGACGTAGTACTCATCGTAGATGTAAATCGTGTCGCTCTCACGATCCCAAGCGCCCCAGAGCGCCGCAGTGCGGTTCCAGCCCACATCCAGCGCATAGGCCTTCGGCCACCACTGCGGGATGCGGAGCGGATCGACCAGATAGAGGTCCTCGGCAACTGGATAGATGACCCCGGACCCGAGCGCGGGAACACCCTTGGAGCGGGCGTCGCGCTGATGCGGCGGGATCGACTCCCACAGCTCCTTCTTGGTCGCGTCATCTAAATGGGGGACGTCGTCCCAGGTGATACCGATGGCCCACTTGCTCATTTCGCAGCAAGCTCCGGCATGAAGCTGAGCGCCACATCCGTCAGGCCGTTCAGCGGCGTGAAGGTCGCGATCACCGAACCCTGCGTGGTCATCGTCCGTAGCAGCAGCTCGGTATAGATGGCCTCGGGCGGCTCCTCATCCACCCAGCCCAGGTCACGCTCAGTTCCCTGCCACGCCTCGCGCCCCTGATCGTAGGACCGGAACTGCAGGATGCTCGACCCGCCCGAGACGTGCTTGACGGGCACATAATCAACATGGTCGCGGACACCTGGCGCCGGGACCGGCCGCCCAAGCGCCTCGCGGGGGATCATGCCCGTCCCTCTCGCCTCCTTCGGACCCAGGAGCTTGGCGACCAGAATATCCCGCGTCGTCGTCGCGGTATCTCCACCCGCCAGGCAGTTGATCGGCCGATCCCAGCGGCGGCCAGGCCACCAGTCCGGATAAAGACCCGTCAGGTGGCAGGTGACCTCGTAAGCGCCAAGCCCCTCGGTTTTACCCACCCGGTTCGCCGCCATCGCGGCCCGCTCTCGGTGCTCTCTGCCGGCCGCGAAGAACGCCATGTGCTTCGGGTACAGTTCCCGGCGCAGCGGACCGTCATCCGGATAGTAGGTCCAGAACTTGCGCCCCGCCTGATACTCGTCTTCGGAGAGAAGCAGCCGATGCAGCCGCGCCTCTTCCTCGTCAGTCAGCGCCATTGCGCTTAGCCAGCAGGCGGTCGATTTCAGCCTGGCGCTGCTCCGGCGTCATCGTGACGACCGTCTGCTCGACCTCCAGTCGATCCCCGTACCGCCTTGGGTCCCATTTCGACAGCAGCTTGAGGTCGAAATCAGCAATCGCCTTGTCGCGCTGAACGTCGCCAGTGCTGTCGCCGCCATGATCCGGCCCGTAGCCGCGAAGCGTAAGGCGAGCGCGCTGGGCAATGGCGTCGTAACCCTCATCGCGCGCGCACGCGAAGTCGGCGGCAAATGCTTGTCGCGCCCGCCGCCAATCGCTGACAGTTCGAACCGCCGGCATGTGGTCGTCGCGGCAAATGTCGGCCAGGGGCTCGCCCTTGGACAGTCGCAGGCAAATCTCGTCGGCGACCTTCTGCGTGTAGGAGCTATGGCGCCCCATGGGGATTAGTCTCCGCTGTGGAGGATGAATGCTGAAATTCTCGGCTTGCTGGGATTACCGGCTAAACGACGGCGCAGACACGCCGCGGCCCGCAGACGAAGGCTAACTGAGCGGAACATATGCGGAACGTCGCCTATTGCGTAGGTCCGCGACTCCAAGTGGTATGGGCGTGAGTGCGGGAACACTCACGCCCTGAAACCGCTGGGTGGAGCGGCCTCGTTTTGGAACTTCAAGAGAGCCAGACTCGGGACTCCCGGTCAACTCCATCCGGCCTCTCAATGAGGATGCCGAATGGCAAAGTTTGTTGGCGCTCCCGCACTGTCGGTGAACTGACGCGGCGCGGGCTTCGGCTCGCGCCCCTTCTTCAACGGCTCATGCGGCTTGTGCGGCGTGTTCACCAGGTTGCGGAGCGTCCGCTCGAACGCCTCTTCGGCGTCCGGCTTTTCGTCTTCCTGAACCTTTGCCTTATCGTGGTCGGTCATGGCTGATTTCATAGCTTAACCAAGAGGCGTTCTTCCGGTCCTTCATAAAGTGAAGGTGGGCTGACCCCCGGCCCCTGATCCACACTGCGAAGAGTGCTGCCGCCGCAAGGGCAACTCGGGGTGAGTCCGGCGCCTGCCAGCCCACCAACACACTAGCAGCAGTTTTGCATAATCCAAAATCACCTAAGTGATTCAATCGCTTAAAGAACGCCGGCCTGTCGATAGCCAGAATCGCACGTTTGCTTTGTTATGTATACAACTGCCGATTTTAGGCATAGCTTCGCTTCTGGCTGCGCAGGGCCTTATCGGCGTGATCTGCGCGCCCGGTTCGGGGGGCCATCCAGCACACGCCCCGATCCTTCCATGGCGCCGATTGTGCCATGGCTTGCGGAAACGTCAAGATGCGGTGTTCAGGCCGCCAACTCCAGCGCCT